AGTATTTGTTGCTATGTCTGTGTCTGACTATGAACTTATGTCTTATAATATGCAAGAATTAAAGAGGTACATAAATGAACTTAAAGAAGTTGTCGTCTATTATAGAAAAGTTACTACAAGCAAAGAGGAATAAAAAGATGAAGATATCAAAAGAAGGCTTATCATTAATTAAAAAGTTTGAAGGCTGTGAATTAGAAGCTTATAAATGTGCTGCTGGTGTTTGGACAATAGGATATGGTTCAACTAAAGGCGTAAAAGAAGGCGATACTCACACACAAGAAGAAGCAGATGAATTATTACTACATGAGATGGATGAATACGAAGGTTATATAAATGAAATGGTTACTACTAACTTAAAACAAAATCAGTTTGATTCTTTAGTATCTTGGGTATTTAACTTAGGACCTGCTAATTTAAAAACTTCTACTATGCTTAAAGTATTGAATTTAGGTAATTTAGAAGGAGTGCCTGAACAAATGAAAAGATGGAATAAAGCTAACGGAAAAACTTTAGATGGGTTAATAAGACGCAGAAAAGCAGAGGCTTTACTTTTTGAAGGTAAAGAATGGCAAGAGGTATAGATAATGCCATTAAGAAAATATGTATTTAGACCAGGTATAAACAAAGAAGGTACTAATTATAGTAACGAAGGTGGCTGGTTTGACGCAGATAAAGTTAGATTTCGTAAAGGCAGACCTGAAAGAATAGGTGGATGGGAAAAACAAAGTACAAGTAGTTTTATAGGCACTTGTAGAAAAATATATCCATACAAAGCTTCTGTAGGTACAGATTATATTACTTTAGGAACACATCAAAAATTTTATGTATTAGAAGGAGGAACTTATAATGATGTTACCCCCATACGAGAGACAGCTACTAATGCTATTACTTTTTCTGCTACTGATGGCAGCACTACTATAACAGCAACTGATGCTTCTCATGGTGCAGTTACAGGAGATTTTGTTACATTTAGTCAAGCTGTAAGTTTAGGCGGCAATATAACAGCTACAGTTTTAAATCAAGAATATCAAATAAATTCAGTACCTAGTGCTAATACTTATACATTTACAGCTACAGCAACAGCTAATTCTAGTGATACTGGTAATGGTGGCTCTGGTGTAGATGGAGCTTATCAATTAAATTCTGGATTAGATGTATATGTACAATCTACAGGTTGGGGTGCAGGTACATGGGGTGCAGGTGCTTGGGGTTCTACAAGTAACTTAGTATCAAGCAATCAATTAAGATTATGGTCAATAGATAATTTTGGTGACGATACTATATTAAATCCTAGGTCTGATGGTATTTATTATTGGGATGAATCATCTGGAACTAATAACAGAGCAGTAAATGTTACAAGTTTAGGTGGTGCTAGCAATGTACCAACAAAAACATTTCAAATTATGTTATCAGATGTAGACAAGCACGTTATAGCTTTTGGATGTAATCCTATAGGTTCTTCTACTTTAGACCCTTTACTAGTTAGATTTTCAGATACAGAAAGTATTACTGACTGGACACCAACAGCAACTAATCAAGCTGGTGGAGTACAGTTATCAATGGGCTCTACAATAATAGGAGCTTTAAGAACAAGACAAGAAATACTTATATGGACTGATGTAGGTATAGTTTCTATGAGATTTGTAGGTGCACCATTTGTTTTTTCATTCAATGAAGTTGCTAATGGTCCATCTTTAATATCTCCTAATGCAGCAGTTAATGCTAATAATCAAGTTTACTTTATGGATAATGGCGGATTTTATACATATGCAGGTAGTGCACAAAGAATACCATGTACTGTATTAGATTATGTATTAAGTGATTTAAACCAAGGTCAAGCATTTAAAGTGTTTGGTGCAGTTAATAGTATTGCTAATGAAATTATGTGGTTCTATCCATCAGGAGATAGTTTAGAAGTAGATAAATATGTTATGTATAACTATTTAGAACAAGTTTGGTCTATTGGCACTACAACAGATGATTTTGTTAGAACAGCATGGGATGAAGCTTATATATTAAATAACCCTATAGCAGCTAGTAAAAATAGTAGTACAAATAATAATAACTATTTGTTTGCACATGAAGTCGGACACAGTAATGATGGTAGCGACTTTACTGCATATATTGAATCAAGTGATTTTGATTTAGACCCAGATGGAGAAAAATATATGGCAGTAAATAAAATAATACCTGATATAGAATTTAGGGACCAACAATCTACTACAGATGATGTAACAATAACAATTAAAGGTAGAGATTATCCATTACAAGATTTATCTACTTTATCAACAGTATCAGTAACTCCAAGCTCTACATTTACAAATACTAGAGCAAGAAGCAGGCAATGTGCTATCAAAGTATCTAATTCATCTTCTGACTATGGTTGGAGACTAGGTGATTTAAGATTAGATATAAGACCAGATGGTAAAAGATAATGGCAAATCCTAAAACAATAGCACTACCTTTAGCACAACAAGAATATAATACGACAGATGAGGCAGTTACAAGAAGAATTATAGAACAAGCAGTACAAGATTTAGCTATAGAATTAGATAAATTGCAAAAGATGCAAAGTGTTGTAGCAAGTAAAAGTGTTAAGAGACATCAATTTTTATTAATGGGGATGACTAGTGGCTGATAATTTAAAAGTATTAGGTCAATTAGACCCTGCAGCAACAACAGTTACTACACTTTATACTGTGCCTGATATGACACAAACTACAGTTAGTTCTATTGTTGCAGCAAATAGAACAGGTTCAGCAATAACATTTAGATTAAGTGTTCATGTAGCTGGAGCAGGTGCGGATGATAAACAGTATTTATACTACGATAAATCAGTAGCAGCAAATGATTCCCTAACTATAGTAATTGGGATAACATTAAATCAAACAGATGTAGTAAAAGTTTATACAAGTGCAGTAGACATGAGTTTTAATATGTTTGGCTGTGAAACAAAAGAGGAAGATAGGTAATGGACATTCAACAACAAACTAAAAATGTAGCAGCTCAAGGTCGTTTTGGCGATTCTATGCTTCTTCATGTTAATCCTGCTGAAGTAAAAGGATTAGCATCTGCTGTACCTTTAACTGTAAATCCAGAAACAGGACAACCTGAAGCTTTCTTACCTTTCTTAGCACCTGTATTAGGTTCTATGTTAGCTCCTACTCTTTTAGCAGGCACAGGTTTATCAGCAGGAGCTATGGCAGGTATAGGAGCAGGTTTAGCTACTTATGCACAAACAGGTGGTTCTGGTTCTAAAGCATTACTATCAGGTCTTACAGCAGGATTAGGAACAAGAGCATTACAAGGAGCAGCACAAGGAACGCAAGCAGGAGTAGATGCAGCAATATCAACACCAACAGTAGACCCAAGTTTTGTTGGACCAATGCCTACACCAGTTGCTCCAGTAACTCCCCCAGTTGCTCCACCAATAGATAGAAGTATAACAGCAGGTGAATCTCTTAAATCAATGTTTACGCAACCTGATTTGGTAGGTCAAGTTGGTGGATTTGATGCAGGTATGAAAAGTTTAGCAGGAGCAGCAATGTCTCCTAGTGGAATGGCAGCAGGAACAGCAGCAGGTACAGCAGGCGTTATAGCATCACAAGAAGAGTTTGAAAGACAAATGGCTCAAATGGGATTAGATGAGAAAGAGCGTAAAAGAAGAATGTATGAAATGTACCCTGAACAAATACCAATGGCTTCAGGAGGAAGAACAGGATTTGCTCCAGGTAGGCAAACTGGATATAATTATCCAGCAGAACTTGATGGATATTTAGACAGATTCAGTAATAATTCTAATTATGGTGGATATAATAATCCATATCAAAATAGTTCTAATGTATTTAACACTCCTAGACAAAGAAGAACTAGACCAATAGGTCCTGGTTTTATGCCAGGTTTTATGCCAGAGTATTCTTACTTTGAAGGTATGAATCCAAGTGCTACAGCTTTAGATTATAACCCATTAGGAACATCTCAAAGAGATGGTCGTAGTCGTGGTATACAGCCAATGGCACCTCCAGGTGGTTTTCGTGATGAAGGTAGATATGGTTATAATCCTCCTCCAATGTTTGGTGGTTATGGTAATCCATTTATGCAATCACCTAGCTATCAAGGATTCTATGGTGTACCACAAATGCAACAAATGATTAATCCATATGCAGCATTTTCACAAATGCCTATGCCTTATCAACCTTATCAACCATATACACCTCCAGTAGAAACACCTCCAGATGATGGTGGAACACCTCCTGATGATGGTGATGGAACAGGCGGTGGCGTAACTCCTCCTGTATTACCTCCAATAGATATACCTGGTGATGGTGGTTTTGGTCGTAAAGGAGCTGTTACAAATCCTGACCCTATAGCACCACCAGATGATTTTGTTAATCCTATTGTTAATCCACCTGTAGGCGGACCAGCAGAGCCTCCAATAACACCTCCAGTAGATTTTAGACCTCCAGGAGATATAGATTTTGGTGGCAAACCAGGAACACCTCCTGTAGTCACACCACCTCCTACAATAACAATACCTATTGAAGGTGGAGCAGATGTAACAATACCTGACTATAGTAGACCTCAACCTCCTAGACCAGAACCAGTAGTACAACCTGTACCAGAACCAGTAGCACCTCCTGCTATAGTACAGCCTCCTGTTATAACACCTCCTAGAATAGAACCTCCTATAAATGAAAATCCAATACCTTTTAAACCACCTTCTATAATACAACCACCTGTTATGGCTCCACCTATGCAAGATGAAGCCAATGATAGATTTTCTGTAAGTCAATTAGGTTCAGGTATGAATGATTTAAGTACAACACCTTTATCATCATCTGTAGCAGGTGATGCAGGTAGCTCAACACAACTATTTAATAGAGGAACTTCTTTAAGAGATTCAGGGGACACAAGAGACTACGCAAGCATGACAGATGATGAAATAAGAAAACTTATTCCACAAATAAGTCAAGGTGTTGGAGCTAACAGAAAAACATATCCTGTATCGCAAGAACAAATAGATGAATTTAGATTTGAAAAAACAGACCCAGAAGGATTTAGAAAACAACAAATGCAAAAATTTCCAACATTATTTACTCCAGAAGGTTTATATCTTAGCGAACATTTTAGTAAATATGGAACAATGTATAGAAATCCTGATAATTATGTTGGTGGAGATACATCACAACCATCTCCTATAGCACCACCACCAGATGGAACACCAGAAAATCCATTCCCGATGCAACCTGTAAAAACACCATTTGTTCCAGTACCATCTCCTATAGCACCACCTCCTATAGCACCTCCTGTTCAATCAGGACCACAGCCTATTCCTGAAACAGTAAAAGCACCAGATTTAGGTGCTATACCAGTTACAGGACAAGGCAATATATTTAATGCAAAACCAAGAGATAGAATATTACCTGCAGGACCAATAGCTCCTCCAATTAATACTGGTAGACAAATACCATCAGGACCGAGTATGGGTGGAATAGGTTCATTTACACCTGGACCACAAATAACTCCACCACCAAGTCCAATGATGCCTACAAATCCTACTCCAGCAGCACCAGGTAATACACCTCCAATGCAACAACCTCCTAAACCACCTATGAGTGGCGGTATCTTTGGAGCACCTATGTTTGCAGAAGGTGGAGATACTGGAGATACAGAACTACCTAATGAAGGCTTAGAAGCTTTAGCTAAAACAGAAAAAGGTAGAGAAGCTGTAGAAGCAATGGGTTATCAAGAAGGCGGTCAAACAGATATAATGCAAGACCCAATAACACAAAATGTAATTATGTTTATTCTTGGTGAGACTGATAATGAAAATGCAATCAATGCTTTTGTAGAAAAATATGGTGCTGAACAGTTTATGTTTTTAAGAGATAAAATCTTAAAACAAGCAGCAGGTAATCCAGATGCACAAACAGAAGGTTTAATACAAGGTAATGGCAATAGTGGTATGGCTGATGACTTACCTATGAATATAGGCGATAAACCAATAGCTGCTGTATCACAAGATGAATATATTATTCCAGCAGATGTTGTATCTATGTTAGGTGATGGTAGTTCTGATGCAGGTTCTAAACAATTAGATGGTATGTTAGATAGAGTAAGACAAGCAAAAACTGGTGGTAAAACACAAGCTCCACCATTAAATACACAAAAGGTAATGCCAGCATGAATCAAGTAGCAGAAAAAATAGAAGTAGAAACAGAAGAAGGTTTTGAAATATCGTTAATGCCTAGCGATAAGATGACTCTTGTATGGGAACAATGTGAAAAATTTCTAGAAAAGTCTTGCAAACGTTCTAATGGTAGAAGTACACCTAAAGATGTATTTTATGATTGCCTTAATAACAGAGCTTCATTATGGATTATTTTTGATAAAGGTAGTTTAGACATTGTTGGATGTGCTATTACAAAAATAAATCAATATCCTACTGGCAAAAGAATGTTAAACATTGACCATGTAACTGGTAAGAAAATGAATGACTGGGCTGATAGAGGTCTTAAAGTTATTTACAAATGGGCTAAAGCTAATGACTGTAAAGGTATAGAAGGAGTTGGCAGAGAAGGATTTTGGAACTGGATTAAAGCTAGAGAAGATTGGAAAAAAACAGCAGTATTCTTTGAATATGAATTTGAGGACAATGAATAATGAGATATTTTAAAGGCGGTGGTGGTTCATCAGCACCAACAGAAACAACAGTAACACAAACAGATTTACCAGAGTACGTTCAGCCGTATTTTGAGCGACTTCTTAAAAGAGGAGAAGCTGAATCTAATCAACAATACACACCTTATCAAGGTGAAAGATTAGCTTATTTTTCTCCTGATGAATTAGCATCACAGGGTATGACAAGAGGCTACGCACAAGCTGGCACTCCTCAAGAATATCAACTAGCTTCACAAAGAGCAGCTATGTTGGGTGGACCATACGGGTCTGGTTATCAAGCTGATTACTTAGGCGATACATATGATGCACAAGGATATGGTTCAGGCTACCAAGCAGGACTAGTAGGTTCAGGTTATCAAGCAGGTCAACAAAGAGAAGGCTATGATGCACAATCATATCAACCAGGTTATCAAGCAGGATTAGTTGGTTCTGGATATCAAGCTCGTGATTTAGGATTAGGTTTTGGTGCACAAGGATTACAATCTGGTTATCAAGCACAAGATAATTTTTCTACATATAATCCATTTGCAAGACAATCAGGCTATCAAGCAGGTCAAGTTGGACCAGCATTTCAACAGTTAGGATATGAAGAAAACATAAATAGATTTATGTCTCCATATCAACAAGCTGTAACTGATGTACAAAAAAGAGAAGCTACACGACAATCAGAAATGATGGGTGATAAAACTGCTGATGCAGCAGCTATGTCTGGTGGTTTAGGTGGTTATCGTGAAGCTATTATGCAATCAGAACGTGAGCGTAATTTAGGTACACAACTAAGTGATATACAAGCTAAAGGTAGCCAAGCAGCTTTCCAATCAGCACAACAACAACTAGCAGCAGAAAGAGCATCAGGCTTAGATGCTTCTAAATTTGGTTTACAACAATTTACTGCTGGTGAACAAGCCAGACAAGCACAAGAACAAATGCAACAACAAGCTTTTTCAGTTAGTGAAGCAGCTAGACAAAAAGCAGCAGAAATGGGTATGGATGCTAGACAACAAAATCAAGCAGCAAGACAAGCTGAAGAACAATTTAGACAGTCTGCATTTAGTCAAACAGAATCATCAAGACAAGCACAAGAGAAATTTAGACAGTCTGCATATCAAGCAGGTGAACAAGCAAGACAGCAAGCTGCTAAGTTAGGATTAACTGCTGCTCAACAGAATGAAGCTGCACGTCAAGCTGAAGAAAAATTCTCTCAAAGTGGTTTTCAATTAACAGAGGGTTCTTTTCAAAAACAAGCAGATATAGACTTAAAAAGATATCAAGCTGGAGAAGCTGCAAAACAAGCAGCATCAAAACTTGGTCTTACAGCAGCACAGCAAAACGAAGCAGCTAGACAAGCTCAAGAAAAGTTTATGCAAAGTGCATACGCTACATCAGAAAAATCTTTTCAAGAACAAGGCAGACAAGATATTTCTGCTTACCAAGCCAGAGAAGCTGCTAGGCAGGCTCAAGAAAAGTATGGACAATCAGCTTATGATATGTCTCAGCGTTATGGTTTAGCTTCTGTAGACGCTCTTAGAGGTGTTGGTGGTGAGATACAAGGTGATGTAAGACAAAGAATTGCTGCATTACAAGGTGTAGGTCAAGGTAATAGAGCAATGCAACAAGCATCTATGGATATGGGATATCAAGATTTCTTGAGACAACAAAACTATTCTAATCAACAGTTAAGTCAATTAGCTGGTTTATTAAGAGGTGTGCCAGTAACACCACAACAACAAATAAGTACATATCAACAACAACCAGGATTATTCCAGACCGCAGTAGGAGCTGGATTACAAGGACTAGGTTTATATAAAGGAATGAGCTAATGGCAAATTTAGTAGAACTATCAAATCAATTAGAAGATTTTCCAGAGCAACAGCTTGTGCAAATGTCACAAGACCCAAACTCTATGTACCCCTCTTATTTAGTATTGTCTGAAATACAAAGACGTAATCAGATGAGAAAGATGTATGAAGCTCAACAACCAAAACCTGAAACAACTGTTGCTGAAGAAGTAATAGGTGAGTTTGCAGGTCAACAAGGTTTACAAGGAGCTATGGCTCAATCACCTGGTCCACAAGATGCTTTCCCGCCAAGTGATATGGGTAACATGGCTCCGCCTTCTCCTATGCAAATGATGGCTAGTGGTGGTAGAACAGGATATAACTTAGGTGGTAGTTTAGGTATAGGTGGAGATAGTTTATCTCAAACATTTATTAATCCTATGGAAAATCAATTATCTGAAGAATCATCTGGATTAAATTTATTTGGAGAAGATGGTTTAATTTTTGACCCAAATAATCCATTAGATTATTTAGTATTTGTTCCTGGTCTTGGTTTAGTTTCTAAAGGATTATCTGGTTTATACAAAGGTTCTAAGATGTTATCTAAAGCAGCAAAAACACAAGTAGGTAAACAAAAATTAAAAACAGACCCAACAAAAAGATTTGGTCAGCCAAATGAAAAAGGATTAAAACCATTAAGAAAAACAGAAGAAATAGGAGCAGAAGAAATTTCAAGAATTGCTGGTCCTATAACTCGTAATCCATATACTACTGCAGCAGTAGGTTTGTATGGAACGAGCAAAATAGCAGATGCTGTTTCTAGTGATGAACAAATTGTAGATATTGAACCTAACATTATAGAAAATCCAGCAACAATTAAAACACCTCAAGAATCTGCTAGAAAAACTGTAAGTGATGATGTAGAAACTGGTAGAAAAGGTTTAGGTAATTTTTTACCTAACGCAGACCCAACTGCTCTAATAGGATTAGGTGGAGCTATAATGGGAGCTAATACTATAGGTGAATTAGGTAAAGGTATATCTGAAGTTGCTCTTGGTGAAAGAGCTAGAAAAGATGCACTAGAAATGTCTGGTTTAAAAGGTAGATTAACTGAAGCACAAATTAGAAAGTATGAAGCTGATGTAGCTAATATGGATGCTAATCAAATTATTTCTGAAATGAACGCAATTAATAAAGGTGTTGAATCAGGTGCTATACAAATTGATGAAGAACTACAAGCATATGTAAGTTCATTGCGTGCAAGATTACAACAAATGAGAAGTGAGTCAGGAACAGGTTTTGTTTCTTCTGAAACACCTACAGGCGGAGATATATTAGCTAAAAATAAAGTTGCATAATGAGTATTTACAAAGCACCAGATGGAAATAAATATAATATTCCATCAGAACCAAATGAGAGAGCTCAATTTGTTGTTGCTGTTAAAGAAAAATATGGTGAAGATTTAGACCAAACAACAGCATTAGGACAAGTAGGAGAATTTGCTAAAGCAATACCAAGAGGTGCTGCTGGATTAGCTTTAGATGTGCCTACAGGTATTGTTGGTTTATTTGATATTGGCAATGACAGTAATTTATACAAAGGTCTTGAAGGACTACAAGATAAACTAAGAGAAGATTCTATATTAGCAGGCGACCCAGCTTATTCTGATAAATTTTCTACAAAGCTAGGAGAAGGCGTAGGTTCATTCGGACCATTCTTAGGTGCAGGTCTGGTAGGAAGAGCTTTAACAAAAGCACCAGGAGCAGCTAAAGGTCTACTATCACCAACATTTACAGCACCAGCAGCTTTAGCAGTACCAACAGGTATAGCAGCACAGGGTGATAGACTGCAAATGGCTAGAGATATGGGTGAAGATGTTGGCGGTCTAGCAGAAACTACTGCTGAATTATTTGGTGGAGTTATAGGTCTAACAGAAGTATTACCTATTGCTAATATATTAGGAAAGGTTCACAAGAACGCACCGCTATCAGCTAAAGAAAAACTAGTATCAGCATTACAATCAGGTGCTGCAGAAGGTGGACAAGAGGTAGCTGCAAGTATATTACAAGATTTAACAGCTAGAGGACTCTATAGTGAAGAGCTTCCTATTGGCGAAAGTATGTTTGAAGAGTTTACTATTGGTGGCATTATCGGTGGTGCTGCTGATTTAGTTGTTTCTAGTATGGCTGGTAAAAAAGCTGTAAGAGACAAACAAATGGAAGAAGAAGGTCTTAGAGCCGAAGAAAAAAAAGAACAATTAATTTTACAAAAAAAAGCAGAACTAGCTCAAGAACAAGGAACACTTGATGTAGTACAAGATACACAAGTAGTTACAGTTCCACAAATACCTGCACCTAAAGAAGTTGCAGTAGAACCACAAGTAGAAATTATTGAAACGCCTGACAATAAATTTTCTCTCATAGATATATCCAACCCTGACAGTCCTGTCGTATTAGATACCAAAGATAAACAAACAGATGCAGCTATAGCCAAACAAAAGCTATTAGATACTTTTGATGTAGCTCAATTAAAAGATACATTAGATAATGATACCTATAATTTAGGTATGGTTAATAGTTCTACTGCGTATGAAATTGGTCAAAGTTTATTAGATACTAAAGCTGCTGATGTAAATATCCAACAGTTAATTAATACTGTGCCTGATAAATCTAAAACAGAAAAAAAATTAAAGAAAATTGTAGAAGATTATACGCAACAAACAGATAGACCTATGAGTAGTATGCCTCGTATTAATATGAAGGAAGCTAAAGACTTACTTACTACAAAAGAGTTTAATGATTTTACTTCTGCATATGCAAAGAAAACATTTCAAGTATCAGAAAAAAAAGGCGAACCATCTATTATTGCTGATAAACAACAGCCTGATACATCAGTTAAATATGTAAAAGATATTGCAGCATCTAAAAATATTGATTTAGATTTCAATAGTCCTGCTGTTCAATATGCAGCAGAACAATACACAGGTACTACTGATTACAAAAAAATGAATAAAGGTCAAAAAGAATTATTCTTGGCTAAACTACATTCATTACCTAAGTTCAATTCTAGAACAACTTTCCCAGACTTTAAACCAAGAGATTATTCTGCACAAGAAACAGCAGACTTTGTTGCTGAAATGAAAAGCAATAACTCTACATTTACCAGAAAAGATTTATCTATGATTGGTAAAAATGACCAGTTCTTAGAAGATTTACTTTATAGCGGAAGAGCAGAACAGGTAGAAGGAACTCGTAGCTATAAAATTAGAGATAACTTTGAGTTTGATATAGCTAGAAGAGCAGAAGGATTTAATGAAACACCACAAGAGTTTGGTGCAAGACTTACTGCACAAGCATCAGAAAACAAACTTACACCAGAAGGCATAGCAGAACTTGTAGCAGCAGAAGAAACAAGACAAGAAAAACTACTACCACCAGCAGAGGTTATACCTAAAACAATTAACTATGCTGAAACTCTAGAAGAAGGCAAGACTAATAAATTTGCAAAAGAAGTTAGAAAAATATTAAATGCAAAAGGTCTTAAAGATACTGGCATTGTTGTTAGTAATGACATACTTTCTACAACTACATTAAAACAAGTAGAAGATAAAATTGTTTATGACCCTAGACAAGTACAAGCTACAGAAACAGAAGGAGCTGTGCAAGGTGAATATGATAAGAATACAGATACTATTTTCTTATCTCTTAATGCTGTAAATCCTGATGGCAATGCAACAGATATAGAAATACAACAAAGGCTTAATAAAGTATTAGACCATGAAATGGTTCATGCTTTGCGTGCAAAAGATTTAATTACTAAATCAGAATACAGTTACTTAACTAAAATGGTTAAGAAAACTAAATTTCCTAATCAAAATCAAACTTTTTATAAAGAAGCTGAACAAAGAACTACACAAGATAGACTTGGTAAACCTGCTGCATTACAAGAAGAATTAATTGTAGAAGAAGCTATTGCAGAATATTTTGCAAACAAAGATTTACTAGTCAATACTCCTAAAAAAGTAGAAGGTATCTTTAACAAGATAATAGAGTTCTTTAAGTCTATGGGTCAAGCCATGCGTACTTCAGGATATAAAAACTCGCAAGAAATATTTAATGATATAGAGTCTGGCAAAATAGGCTCTAGAACTAGAGATGAAATTAGAACTACAAGACTAGGTGACAAAGAAAGAACTATGTTCTTAGACAGGATTCCACAAGATGAGCCTGTACCTCCAAGAACAGAAGTGCCTGGAGAAGAAATTGTTTCTACGCTCAAGCCTAGAAGCATTAGACCTTTAACTATACCAAAACCTAAACCAACACCTCCTACGCCTCCAGCAGGTCCTACAACGCCTCCTACGATACCTACATCTATTTATAATAAAAATATTTTATCTAATGAAGAATATAATTCTCAAAGAACAAATATTATTAAAG